CTCCGGGGGGTCCCCCCGGAGATTTTTGCTGCTAGATGTTAGCGTTGCGATGCATTGTTCATTTAATTATGGATAGTGGTTGTTGCGTTCGTGTTATAGTGGTTTCTTTACTCGATTGCAAGAGTGTGGATTTTGCCTTCATTGGATAGATTGTGTAAGCTGTCGTTCATTGTTGTTTTTGCTTTTATATCCCCCCCCCCCCTTTTTATTTTACCTACGATTATTGATCTACGAGTAGATACACATCGGATACTTCTAATGGGTTTGGAAGTGATGGTGTTAATCCTATTTTAGTTTTTCAATTAAGTCGATTAAGGCGTTTCTTTGCTGGCGTAAGTCTTTTATTTAGCTGCTGGGTTTCTAGTCCTTTTTCGAGCCCTAAATCGGGTGTTGAAGTAGAATTTATTCGACAGTACAGTTGGATTATACCCGGAATTTTATTCCCCTTACATAGGTGAGAAGCTGTGTCCGCCTATCTTTCAATGGACTTACCAGCCCCCCCCCCATATTTTAGTCATGTTTGACGTATATGAGAAACCCCCCCCCCCCCAGTGCTTCCCGCAAGGACACTACTGTAAATAATTTTATGACTTCCGAACTTGTTTCTAAAGCCAAACGTTCTTTCACTACTATAGTGAAGACTCCTGTACATATTTTACATAATAAAAATTATAATTTGAATCAAGATTTTACAATTTACAATATTTTGGATATCTTGGATAGATGTGGTATGAGTGTATATTCTCACCCTCGAACTTACAAGCTCCTTTTAATTAAGCATGCCTGTTTAGCTCGTACGTTGACTTATTACTCCAGTGCCAAATTTGCTAGACCTAGAAGATACCCTCTTATTGCTTATTTATGTATTTCTATTGCCCCTTATCTTTCTGAATTGTTTTTAAAGTTGAGAGATATAGAACAAGTTTGTGGATTACCGATCGGATGTATGACATCAGATAAGAGTATGGAAGAGAATTTAATAAGATATTTCAAAGATGAATTAGTTCCTCTTCTGAATTATTTCATTGACGATAGTGAAGTTACATTTATATTGTCTAGCGTGCCTGACGCTTCAGGCTTTGAGAGAAATATCTCAAAAATAAGTGCGAGAGAATTCGCCCTAATGTACAATAATTTAGATGGTTCTAATTCCTATTTGGTATGCCCTATTAATTCTGATAATGAAACAGAGATGTATTTTGCGAAAAGTAATTTCTGTATTCCATCATGCATCACATATAGAGGATTAGGAGTACAATTACCTTTGGTTACAAGTTACCATGATTTCCATTGGTATTCTCAGTGCAAAACCACCACTCCGTGGTGTTCATGCACTTTCTGTACGAAGATGGATGCTTCTGGTTATTCCGATGATTGGGATATACCCTATGATGGTGTTACGTTCCAGGGCTCTGTGGAGATTAAGAAATTAGATAAAAAGAAAGGAAAATTGAAGAGATCTAATGCTGTTTTGGATCTAGCAGAAGAGTTTGACAAGTTGGAACTTAAAGAGACGATTAAGCGAGAGAGGACATCCTCATGGGAGTCTGATTTACCCGTAACTGATAAATTCCATGTTGAACCTTTGAATAAACCTTTAAAACAGAAGAAGAAGATTGACCCCAAGTACAAAGCCGTTATTACAAGTGTACAAGAATATGAGAAGAGTCTCGATAAGACTTCGTATAAGACTAACAAGCGTATAAGAACAGTTAGTGCTATTTTAGCTGACCTTGACGCCCGTAGACGTGATGAAATACGTACGAAGGAACGAGAGAGGAAGAATAATAAGATATTTGCACATTTCCAGATGGAAGGTCTCAAAGATGTTATAAGTGGGAAAGGTATCAAGATGGGCTCCGAAGAGAAAGATATAGCCCGTAGCCTTGTTGATGAACTTAAGAAATGTCGAGAGACTGCTGTCGGTATTGTAAATGGCAAAGGATCTGAAGTCTTGGATATTGTACAACGACTTGGACTTAGTGTAGATAATGCTAATTGTAATGTCAAGGAAGGCCTATCGTTTATGGATGGTCTTAATGATAAGTTGAGTCAATTTGCCAAGATTTCTGGAATTGTAGTTCTGGTTGGAGCCTTGATATTAGGCGCCAAACAGATTTTTACAAGTAAAGGAACAAATTGGCCCATATTATTGGCTTTAGCTATCGGTGTTATAGATCTTATTCAAGATTCCCCTATTTTATTCTCTAGTAGTACTAGTGACATATTCAAGGAGAAGGCTAAATCTTTGGGCAATACTATCAAATATTATTTTGATCAGTTGAAAGAGGCTATACTAGATATCAAAGCTAGATTATTTGCTCAAGAACCTGAGACTATAGTTTCCCAGGGTGAAGACTTTATATTCTTCGACCCAGATTTCAAGGCCCATTCAGCTTTGATTTCATTGGTTTTGGCAACTGCAGGAACCTGCGTTACTCAAAAACCTATTGGTAAGGAAACATGTATTGATTTTATGAAGTCTCTTGGTAATTGGCAGAGACTGAGTGGAGGAATCGCTGATGTCTGTACATATATGGTTAATTTGGTTAGAAAAGCTATTAACTACATTCGAGAGAATTGTATGGGACTTGGTCCTCTTACTCAGATCATTGAAGGTGAAGATAAGCTTAATAAATGGCTAGCTGATTTCAAAGAATTCCAAGATACAAAATTGCGGAAAGGTATTAAAAATGATGTAGCTACTGCTGACAAGATTATAACTTTGCAATTTAGAGCAATTGGATTAAAGGCTAGTTGGCCAAGTACAGATAAAGGAAATAGGTTACGTGCTATTGTAACGGATAAAGAGCGAGTATTGCAGAAAATCCTAGATGGTATGGGTAATATTAACCAAGATGGCGCGGGTATGCGGCAAGAACCTGTTTGTGTTCTAGTTATCGCTCCGCCTGGGTATGGTAAAACTTATGCTACTACTTATATTTTGACGCAAGTCCTCTTAATGATTTCCGATCCAGATGATAGAGAAAAAGTTATGTCTGGAGATTGGCAAGATTTCTTTTATAACAGAATAGCATCGCACGAGTATTGGGATGCTTACTGTGGACAACTTATAACTGTTTTCGATGATTTAGGACAGTTTTTGGAGCCTCCAGGATCAAAAGATTCTGAATGCCAAGATATTATACGTGGTGTTAGTGGTTTCCAATATGCTGTTCACAGAGCTGAGATGGAAAATAAAGGAAATTGCTTCTTTAGATCGAAAATTATCTTTTGTACTGGTAATAAACTGTTTGATCCAGATTCGCTACGTGATAAAGTAGCTTATCGCCGCCGAATAAAGTTATTTAGGCTGCATGTTAAGGATGAATATCTTAAAAATCCGCATGATGAGTATTGGAATCAAGTTATTGATTGGGATAAAGTTGATAGAGCTACACAAGAAGGTAAAGATTTTAATCCAAATATTTACTACTACCAGCAACTGAATTCGCTTTCAGAGGGCCTTACCACTACTACGGTTTATCGTAATAGGAGTGCAGAGAATCCTGGTCCCATTGATAGAAGATGTCATTATAAACATAGTGATGAAGATTGTGAATGTGGTGTTTATTGGAAAAAGAATCATATTTCTGTAGAGGATTTTGTTCTATGGTTAGCTCAGCAATATAAGATTAAAGAATACAAGAAGAGCAATATGAAGGAATATATGACAGAAGTTAAACAGAGAGTTAGTGAGATGATTGATCTAGGTTTAGCTGGGTTAGATTCTATACCAGAGTCTAAAGACAGAAGGAACCCTGCGGAGATGAGAGACCTGATGGATTTCACCAATGGGAAGATCAAATTTCAAGGAGATTCTACTCGAAGTGGTAAAAGTGAGGTTAGTGCTGTGGATTTGCGAGCGGCTCTACATGGTTATGATGTAGAGATGGGAAGTTTCAAAAGTGCGCGTACTTCTACTAGCGCTAGTTTACCAAAGCTAAATAATACTCCTATTGAAGAGGATTCCTCAGATGATGAGGAGGAATTGGATGATGATGCCTTAATTAAGACCTTGAAGAAAGATGAGGAAATAGGTATGATTAAAACTGTTAATGATATTGATAATATCATCCAGAAGAGAGGTTTGAACACTTTAAGTGCTCCTTATATTTCTATGGAAGTTTTGAATGCATACCTTAGAGATCTTTTCGTTACTGGTCCCTCTGCAATGATTCTGGACTTTAAATATCGGAAAGCATGGATAGATACATTAGCTCAGTGGAAGGTGTTTAGAGAATGGCTGAAACAGGAAGTGGACTTATATGGTACTGAGGTTGATAAATTTTTACAGCGTGCTCCTCATTTCTGGAAGAAAGAAGTTTCTCGAGCTTTTGCTAGGAAAGTAGGTGATTTAGATTTTTCCGATGACTTGGAAGAAGCTCACGATATCCTATCCAAGACAAAGGCATTAGTTTCCAGCTTCTATCAGCGCCATCCCATATTTACTATGGTTGGCACAGCCTTGGTAGGGTTATCTACTTTAGCTATGGGCATAGGACTCATTGTTGCTGTTATGAAACCATCTGATCCAGTTGAGGAACAAGCATATGATCCATCTGTGAAAGCTAGACATAAGCCGGCTGGAAGATTATACAAAGTGAAGCGACCCCCTCCCAACATCCATCAACAAGCGGATATTACTTTTAAGCATTGGAATGGAAAAATTTTCGAAGGATATTTCGAATTTATGGAGGACAAGAAGTATGATTTTATGACACAATCTCGTGCTATATGTCGAAATACTGAAGAGATAGCGTGGAAGGTTTTGTCAAAGAATACTTATGCCTTTTTGATTGACATGGGTGATGATGCTGATGGTGATCCTTTTGGAACTGCCCCAGGTGATGCTATTATGATAAATGGAGATATATGTATGATACCTTATCACTACGTTTCCCTTTTGAAGAATTGCATGGAGAGAGGAGTTAGATCTGTCCAGCTTACCAGGAATGATGATGATGATAAAGCTAGAATGTTTATTAACCCTGCCCGTGTATTGGGTGGAAAGAGATTTGGCAATTTAGATTTGTTTTTCTTCCGTACTGGTTTGCGAGAGCATAAGAAAATATCTCACCATTTCGTTAGTGAAGCCTATTTATCTGGTTGGAACAGTGGAAATGTCATGCTAGTGAGAATGGAGTCAGATCCTTTAATAGTGAAGATGGAGTTTTCCGATGGAAGATGGGTTGACTCCTTGCAGGTATATGATTCTGATGGTTCCTTATTGAAGATGGAACATATGATTGAGTATGATATTCCAACCAAGAGTGGACACTGTGGTTCTCCTTTGTATTTATACGACAAATCAGCGAGCGCAAAGATTTTAGGAATTCATGTAGCTGGTGGCTGTGGAAGAGGTTATACTATTCCCGTAACACAAGAGATGATTAGGCAAGTACATGATCTATTCGGTGTGGAAGATGTACCCGACACTCCTGATGTTGTCCTGGAGACAGCAGAATTGCAAGCAGATGTTAGAAAATATGTTATTGCCGATTACAATAATCCAAAGTTGAATGAGGCTATGCAGATTACTCCTAAAGATGATTGTCCGTTCCCTGGAGAGAGTTTTAAGATGATAGGTACTACTAAGATTCCTGCCCCTTTCGCTTCGAAAAGTCAAATAGTTCGTTCTAGATTGTATGGTATGATTAAAGAGCCTATTTCCTGTCCTGCACATTTAAGTGTTTACACGAATAGTAAAGGAGAGAAGATAGAACCTTTTTCTGCTAATATTTCTAGATATGGATCCAAGGTAGCTCACTATGATGATACGAATTTTAGGATTGCTGCTGAGATGGAATTTGCGGATATGCATTATAGAAGACCAAAGTTCAAGCCACGTAATTGGACCTTTGAGGAGGCATGTGCTGGTATATTTGAACATGATTATGCGGATTCGCTACCTTTGTCAACCTCGGCTGGTTATCCCTACTCCCTTCTTGCAAAGAGTGGAGGTAAGAGAGACTATTTTGGTTCGGACGGAAAATTTGATTTTAATAGACCCCTCGCTGTACAACTTAGAAAGACTGTGATGTGGATGTGGGAGTTTCTCGCTCGTGAAGATGGATGGCGATTACTTTTGTTATTTAGCGATCACCTGAAGGACGAGAGATTACCCAAAGAAAAGGCAGATCGAAAGACACGAGTCTTTAATGGTGTTTCATTAGATGGCGCCATTTTAGTTAGGATGTGCATGGGTGCTTGGAGTGAAGATTTAGTAGAAAATCATGTGTGGAATGGATCCTGTATAGGTATTAATGTCTATGGTTACAAGTGGGATGCTCTTTACCATGAACTCACCTCTCTTGGACCAGATGTACTGGCGGGAGATTATTCAGGTTTTGATTCTAGTCAAACTTATCCGATGTTTCAAGCTATTGTAGATAAAATTATAAATCCTTTTTATGATGACGGTATTGAGAATTTTAGGAGGAGACGTAATCTCATGTATATAATGATGCAATCTTGTCACATCCGTGGCAATGTAGTATATCAGTGGTCTAAGTGTTTATCTTCGGGTAATCCTATGACTGCACCTTTGAATACAACTGTAAATAAATGTTTAATTAGAGCCTGTTATTTAGATAATCACCCTGAAGGTTTAGATGTGGCGATCAAGACATACTTGACCAACGTGAAACCAAAGTGCTATGGAGATGATAGCGTTGTTAACGTTAGTCCTAGGGTTAAGTACTGGTTTAATCAGGAGACTTTAACCCAGATGATGAAGAAGTATGGAATGATCTATACAAATGAAGCCAAAGATGGGAGAATTTTTATAACAAGGAATATTTTAGAGGTACAATTTTTAAAGAGAAATTTTAGATATGAAAAAGAGATTTGTAAGATAGTGGCACCATTAGAACTTAGCGTTATATTGGAGATGCCAAATTGGACTAAAGACTGTTCGGATAAGGAACAGATAGAAAAAGATAACATTCGAGTTGCCTTAGAGGAATTGTGTTATCACCCACAAGAAGTTTATGACGAGTGGGCCCCTAAATTACTCAGTGCAGCTAAGAAGTATTTAGGTTACATTCCTCCTCTCCAAAGTCGGAAAGCTCTTCTTAAGATGATGTTAGATAGAGCCAATTCTGACGAGTAGATTGGATATAAAGACCCATGCCCCAGGTCTTTTCAAAAATAAAGGGGCCCCGACCTGAGCATGTCGGTAAAAGGCTACCTTCAGTGGTAATATCTTTAGTCTTTAAATTCCAGATGCCAAGAGGACTTTAGAGAGTATCCACTGTCGTATTTGTTAGGCCATACACGGGAAGACAGAGGCCTAGTGTAAATATTTATTTAATGTATATTACTGTATAAACAATATCTGCCCATCTGGTTGGACCTACACCATTGATTCTAAGTGTAGGCCGAGATGTGAGAATCGCCGAACAACAAACAACACAAATAATTGACATAACAACGGACGTTACCGATAATCATGTAGTAGCACCCCCCGATGAAACAACGTTAGAGAAGCCGACTTCGAATTTGCAGGGTCTCTTAGCTAGTGTTTCTGACGGTAATTCTCATGACATTTCTAGCTTTCTATCCAGACCCTTCATCGTTAAGAACTACGCGTGGGGGGTCGGAAATTCAGCTGGATCAGAGCTCTTTCAGATCAAACTCCCTGAAGACATTCTTATTAATAACGTTGCCCTCGCACAAAAAGTCACTGGTTTCCTTGGTCTTAGGTGCGATTTTGTTTTTCGTTTTCAAGTTAATTCCAATAGATTTCAACAAGGACGATTAATGATGACTTGGTTCCCTGACGATATTGGAGGTAAAGATAAACACTATACTTTGAACCTCGGAGCTGGGTCACTTATGATGAAGTCTCAGTTGCCTAGATGTGAATTTGACATTGCTAAGGACACAGAAGTAATAATGAGAGTGCCCTACGTATCGCCTTACCTAGCGTATAATCTTACAACAGGTTTTGGTTCCGTAGGTCACGTTGGATGCACTGTTTATGGTGCTTTACAATCTGTGACTAGTGGAGATTCAGTTGAAATCACATGCTGGGCTAGTTTGGAAAACGTTCAACTTTTGCATGCGACTAAGAGTAATTCGACGATTGTTACACAATCTAATAGTAAAATTAAGAAATTAGATAAATCTTCTAGTGAGCAAAGAGCCACTGGCCCCATTAGTTCTCACATAGACCGAGTGAGACGTATTGCCAATATTATGACTGAGGTACCCCTTCTTTCTAGTGTTGCTGGGCCAGTAGGTTGGTTTGCTGGTATTGCAGCCAATGCAGCTCAACAATTAGGTTTTTCGAACCCTTTAGGTATAGAACGTGTAACTCCAGTGACGCAACGTATAGCTGATCGAGCAATCAATGTTAATGGACAAGATAATAGCCATAACTTTGGTCTGACTGAAGATAATCAGATAGAAATCTTACCCAGTGCCGCTGGCAATGATGTCGACGAAATGTCCCTAAATTATTTATTCTCACTATATTCCTATTGGAAGACAATACAATGGAATACAAGCCAGATTCCGTACACGAGTGTTGCTAGTTTCAAAGTAGGGCCATCCCTCTTTACAGCCCCAGAACCCACTTGTGGCGGTGTATATACTTGCCCCCTTTCCTATTTTTCCGATAAATTCCGCTTTTACAGAGGAGGATTAAAATTTAAGTTTAAGTTAGTTAAAACAGAATTTCACTCAGGCCGCCTAGCCGTAGTATTCTTGCCAGGTTATAATTTTAATAATTCCGATAATCCATCTGTGAATAATGCTTCAGATATGACGTACTTGCACAAGGAAATATATGATATTCGAGATGCTAATGAATTCGAATTTGTGGTTCCCTACGCAAATACTAAGCCTTGGAATGACGTTCAGGAGCATATTGGTTATATTCAACTTATTGTTATTAATACACTGCGAGCTCCAGCGACAGTGCCTCAATCAATTGATATTTTGATTGAAGTTGCTGGTGCGGAAGATTTTCAAGTAGCTGTACCATGTAACACTACGAATTCACCATACTTGTTGACTCAAGCAGATGCGACCATGAAGAAGTTGCCAAAGATTAGAGAAGATACAAATACTGCTAACCTGCATCCTACTGAAACGACTTTAGGGATTGGTACAACCAAAGTTATGGTTGATTCCGATGCCGTCGCAAATCGTTACTGTATAGGAGAGGTAGTTTTATCTTTGCGACAGTTATTGAAAAGACATAACAATTGGCTTTTGTACATATCTGCGAATTCCGCTAATTCCATTGTAAACAACTTTTTATATCCCTGGTTTTTCAGCATTCCTACTTGGTCTGTTGGAGCCAACGCTTACAAAGGAAATCTTCAGACGACCCAGTTCTCAGGAGAAACAGATTATATGAGTGCTTTTGCTATATGTTTTGCTTTCTACAGAGGAGGAATGCGCATTCGTTCTCGATTGGTTGGAGGAGGTAATGGAAGTGATTATAGTCTAGCCCCTTGGGTACCACCCCAGAGTTATGATAACTCGACGAATAATTATAAGTTATCAGGTTTTTCAAATACAACTTATAAAGCCTTGTCTACTGGTGTATCTCAACATACAGCTCCCGTTCCTATTATAGGGTCTGTATATCCGTATGGAGAAGTCAATATTCCATACCAAAGTATGACTCATATGACTAGAGTGACTAATTGGGATGGAGCTGCAAACTTCATTCCCAACTGTATATTTAATACGAGTTCATATTTTAGGGAGCCAGATGATTCTCCCAAAGTTAGATTGAGATTCCAGAGGTGGACTTCAGGTGGAACAGGATCAGCTGATCTGGTGTTGACGAGACAGGCAGCTGATGACTTTAATTTACACTTCTTTACCGGTACTCCTCCCATGATGGTAGTTCCCGCAATGAGTGTGCAAGGATATTAGGAATTTATTTTATTGTATTTATTTTATAGACTAACATGTAGGTCTTTGTTTACATGTACCCGACCGTAGGGTGAATACGGAACCCCCCAACAACGATATTGTGGTATGAGTTTTTCATCAGTGGTAATGCTGATTTTCTCAACGCAATTACAATCGATTACATTCGACCACGATATCGTGGCCGTGTGTATATTTATTTATCGTGCTCCCAGGGGTAATTGGGAGTGAGGCTACTGCCTACATAAGAACACGAATCTGTGTAGTGTGTAAACACTATCTAGCAGCCAATCCCGGAAGGTGAGGTACTAAGAGATTTTGTGGTAGGTAAGTCCCGCGGACGAAGCCCCCGTTTTACTTAGTTG